AAAAAGGTAATTTGAGGATTACCTGTTAAATAAACATCCTGAGCACCATAAGCTACTAGTTGAAGAAGACCACCACCCATTTACGCTATATTCTTTATACTATAAGTGGAGAAAAAAATATAATTCACCACGCGAATATTTCTATTATAATACATATAAAACTTATTGTAATAATTTTATTATATATGATGTTCAAAGAAAAATCATCAAAAAAAAAGATAAATGTTGATACAAATGAAACATATACACTTGATGCAATGCATAATAATATGATAAAAAAATTTGAAAAAACAGACAATGATTTACAATATCATAATACAATGTTAAACAATTATGAGCAAAGTTCAAATATAATTTTTCACCAATTAAATAATGATAATAACGATAAAGATACTATAAATTTATTATGGACAAGTAATGTTGATTTGCGCGAAAAAATGATAGAAACAAAACATAAAATTAAAGAGCTTAATAATAATTATGACGAAATAGAATATTATAAAAATACTAGCTATATTTTATTCCAATATTATGATACTATTGATAACCAATCTCATATTAATAATGCTCTTGTTTCTACAACGAATATAATTAAGTCGTCGATAGATATGCCAAATAAGCAAGGAAGAAAAATATATAAAAACGAAGCTAAAAATAAAAAGTCAAACTCTACACAGAACTCTATAAATGTATTAGATGCTTTAAATAATGTATCAAATCAAGAACAAAGTAATAATATTAAAAATACTTATGATAATAGTGATAGTGAAGATTTAGTTGATGATAAAAGTACTTTGGTTGATAAATATATGTCTATAATAAATAAAAAATATGTTAGAAATGTCGAAGATGATAATATAGAAATATGTAAGGATTGTAAAAGTAAAATGATTTGTTTGCAACAAGACGCAATAATGATATGTAATACATGCGGATATCAAGAATTATTGTTAGTTGAGCAAAATAGACCTATACTTAAACAAAATACCAAGGATACTTCGCATTTTTGCTATAAAAGGATAAATCATTTTAGGGAATGGTGCAACCAAGTTCAGGGAAAAGAGAGCACTGATATTCCAGACGAAATATTTGAGAAGATTTTAGCGGAAATTAAAAAAGAAAAAATACTCGATCTTAAAGCAATTACATATTCTAAAATGCGCGATATTCTTAAAAGATTACGTATCAATAAGTATTATGAACATATTAATTATATTATAAATAGAATCAATGGTATCCCTACTCCGCAATTTAGCCCGGAATTAGAAGAAAAATTATGTAATATGTTTAGAAATATTCAAGCTCCTTTTTTGAAACATTGTCCAAAGGATAGAAAGAATTTCTTATCTTACAGCTACGTGCTTTATAAGTTTTTTCAAATATTAGGTCTTGATGAATATCTTAAATATTTTCCTCTTTTAAAAAGCAGAGAAAAATTGTATGTTCAAGACCAAATATGGAAAAAGATTTGTATTGATCTAAACTATCAAATTATACCATCTCTCTAAAATCCAACAGGAAAACCAATCAAACTAAAACCCGCTCCAAGACCAACTCCTTGTCTAGCACTATTTGATATAATAGGGGATAATAAATCTAATATTGAAAAAGTACATGCGGCTGTTAATGCTAAAAGCCATATTTCATTCCATTCAAGTTTATTTTTAGGTAATATTAGCGCTATAAATGCTACAACTAAGCCTTCAAATAAATATTTCATCAATCGCGAACCCGCCTCCGAATAATCAAATTTATATTCCATTTTTCTACTTATTATTCTTATATTTTTTTTAAAAATATATAAGATTATAATTATATAAAATAGCATAAGAATATGGCGACAGTAACTGACAAAAACATTGATCTTGTAGACCCAAGAGTAGAAGACCATTTGGATGAAGACAAACCTATTAGAGGACAAAAATATGTATTACTTTCATTTGTAAGCCCCGAAGATGTTATTATCAACAAGGAGGCTCTATTTTTTAGTAAATTCATGGAAAGTTTTTCTAATAATGTTAAGGAAATCTTTGATTCTATTAAAGAAAAATATCCTGATTCAAAAAATGTTATTGATAGTATTAGTGATAATCATAAATATATCTTTGATGCAAAAGAAATGGATGAGCAATATAAGTTCTTTAAATCCGTACATGGGCCTGACCTTGAATCTAAATATCATGCCGATAATAAAGGTATTACATCAATTCGCGGTGTAAAAGTTCGTGGTTGCTTTGAAACTCTTGATGAGGCAAAAACGCGAAGCGAGTTTTTAAAGAAATTAGGTGATAAATTTCATATTTATGTTGGTGAAGTTGGTTGTTGGTGTGCTTGGGCTCCTGATCCCGAGTTTATTAAAGATGTAGAATATTCCAATTCCCAACTTAATACTTTAATGAAGGAATATAAACAAAATATGGAAGATAAGGATACTGTCTTTGAATCTCGTAAAAATTCTATTGTCGCAGCATCATCTCTTGATAATAAGCAATCTCCAACAGATGCATTAAATGATGATATAAATGATGATACAAATGTTGAATTATCTAGTATCAAAGAAAGTATTGAAAATGTAGATGTGTGGAGTCAACGCAAAGAAGAGAAAAATAAATAATTAACCTATTTAGAGTTATCATTGGAATATGAAGGCAATTGCTATATTTATTTTATTTATAGGTTGCTTATTAATAATACAAGGATATTACAGTAATAAAAAAATATGTAAAAAAGATAAAGTTATTATCAAATATGTTCCAAGAAGTGTTTACGAAGAACAAATGAAACCCGCAGAAAGTTTACAAACTTTTTATAAAGGGATGTTTGATGATATTATATTGCCCCCATAAAATATTTATTTTTATCCCTAATATTATTAAATGGAAATATTAAGAAATATTAACAAAAATATAATTGATATAACTAATGCAAATAACGATATAGATGCTGGATTATTAAAAAATAATATTAAATTATATTTTGATAATATTTCTGATAAGGAGAACATTAGCAATAAAAAAAGAGAAAAATATTATGAAAAATATGAAAACAAAAGAGTTGAGCAAAATATTAACTATGATAATTGGTTGCGTGAAAAAACTGACTTAATGGAAACTTTTAAATTAGACAAAACAAAAACAGCTTTACACAATTATTTAAAATTAAAACCCCCTAAGTATAATAATAATTTAAATCTATATTCATATTTAGATATAATAATAGATGATGATGAAAAGGTTATTAATATGCCAAAAAAGCAAAATATACAGCCTATAAAACCAAAGGTACTTCCAAGTAAAGCAGATAAATGCCCGGAATCTAAGAAAAAAGAATGTAAAGAAAAGGGAAAAAAATGTAATCCTGATTCCGGTAGATGTATTAAAGATGACAAACCAGCTAATGATAAACCCGAAGATGATAAACCCGTTGTTGATAAACCCGAAGATGATAAACCCATTGTTGATAAACCCGAAGATGATAAACCCATTGATGATAAACCCATTGATGATAAACCCGAAGATGATAAACCCGAAGATGATAAACCCGAAGATGATAAACCCGAAGATGATAAACCCGAAGATGATGACAAATGTACGGAAGCTAAGAAAAAAGAGTGTAAAGATAAAGGCAAAATATGCAACCCAGAATCTGGTAGATGTATTAAAGAACCTGTTGTTAAAACAACCGGTAAAAAAGTAGCACCAGTACCAAAAGTAGCACCAGTAGTAGCACCAGTAGTACCAAAAGTAGCACCAAAAGTAGCACCACAAGTAGCGCCAGTAGCACCAGTAGTAGCACCAGTAGCGCCAGTAGCACCAGTAGTAGCACCAGTCGTTAAATTAGATAAATGTTCGGAAGATAAAAAGAAGGAATGTGAAATAAAAGGAAAAAAATGTAATCCCGATTCTGGTAGATGTATTAAGAAATAATATAAGAATATTAATAGATATGAAAAATATATTCTATATTAATTGGTATAGTTTTTTTATTGCATTTATATTTGGAATTATATATGTATATTTCATAACACAAAATGATAAACATATGATGTTTGAAAATGTAAATAATAATATATATATTGGAGATAATAATGAATGTTACAAATATGATGTTATAAATATAAAATGTTTGGATGATAATAACTACCCGACACCATTAATATAAAAATAAAGACATACATTAGGATAATCAATGCGAAAATCTAAATTAAATTATATAATTGATAGAATGTTCTATGATAAAGCGGGGCAATTAATAATTAGTGCTATATTCGGATTATCCATTGCATTGTTATTTTATATGCCAATTAAATTGATAGATGCTGATTTTAAATATAATAATAAATGCTATAAACTTAATAAATATAAGGTAACCTGTAAAGAAGAAGCAATGAATACCTAGTTATAAATTGCGTTATAAAGTTAATTATCTAAATATATTATATCATTAGAGTTTACGAATAAGTATAAATATGTCTACGCCAACATCTACGTTAAATGGAAATACAAATACGAAAGATAATAATGATATTAATGACCCATTGGTTCAAGATGTATTAAATGAGTTCCGCGACGAATATACCTCTAAAAATAAAAACGCAAGTAGTAGTATGATACCCGATTACGAAGACGAAATTGTTGAATTCCCCCCAGATGATAATTATCCCCCGCCCCCACCTTCACAATATAGAAAACCTGAATATAACTTATCTGAAAAACATCCACCATCGCAAAATTATAACAATTCAAATATAGTAAATATAGATATGGAATTGGTAAAAAAGAATTTAACTATTGTTATAATTGTATTATTAATACATAATACTAGTATGGTTTCGGCAATTTATGAAAAAATGCCAGAATATTTACATGAAAATCTTAACGCTTATGATATTCTAATAAAAACAGCATCACTATTTATAATTTTATATGTACTATCGTTTTTTAATTATATTTAATATTTATAAGAATAATTTATTACCTGGTCGCTATTTCTTTTCAAAGAGGCAACGCTAAAATATTTATATACAAAAAATACACCAATAAAAAATGCTAAAAATATTGTAAATATTGTTGTACCAAACAATATCGTATATGATGTTATATCATAATTTTTTTTATTCATAACAACTAATGATATTATGATTACTGTATAAAGTATTATTATTAAAGAATATACTGTTAAGAATAAGTACAAATTATCTCCAATATTATAACTCCATAATAAGGCGATTACAACTATGACGCTTACAACAGAATATCCGAATATAGTAAAGGTTTCTTTTACGACTTCATCATTTTCGTTTTGTGATACAAATTTTTCATTTACCATTGTAATTATCTAATAATTCAAGAGATTATTTTAATTATTTATTGATTCGAATTGTAAAGTTCCATAATAACTATTATAATAATCATAACCCTCTAAATGATGTTGATTATCATTTAACCCCTGTGATTTATATAATGGTCTTGCATTTTTATATTCAGTCGATAGTTCGCCAATTTCATCATTATATATTTCGTCATTTATAACATTATTTTGTGCGGATATTAAATGTTCTTCGGTAATATATGGGTTTAATCCGTCGGTTTCTATATTATTGATTTCGCGAATAATAATACTTTTTTTATCAGGGTTTTCTAATCTACATTTATCACCTTCATTGCATTTTTTAGTCTTTTCTTCTTTATCTTTTTCTTCTTTTTCTTTAATTTCTTGTATTTTAATCATATTCCGCTCTCTTATTTCCGCATTATATATTCTGAAATATACAATTAATAAAGCAAATGTTACTACAAAACCAGTAATATTATCAAATAACATCAATATAGCAACACATAATACAGCTAAATAAAATTGCATAATAGAATCCTTATACATTTTCTTGAATGGTATATCATGTATCAGCATAACTGCAAATAATAATACGACAGCCAATATTCTAAATGAGTTAATTATCATTTGTATTTTAACTGTATTCTATTATAATTCATATAAAAAAATGATACGATTATATTTATGTAATAGCTTATATAATGTTAACTATAAACGGATATAGTCTTCTTAAATCTTCTTTGCAAAATGAAGAATTAGTCAAAATTAAAGAAAATCTTACTATGAAACCTAGAATTAATTTTGATATGGGGATTAATAATGATAAACCAGATAATACTTTCTTATTGTATAAGGAAACGGAAAAAAGGATTTATATTCCGAGATACTATGGTCTATGTAATTACGGACTTCCGAAAACTTCTAAATTACAATGTGGTGCTGATATAAATGTTGAGTTTAATGGTAAATTGAGAGATTTTCAACACGAACCTGTAAATAAATTTCTAGAAGCAGCAAGAAATCCTCTTAAAATGGGTGGTATTATTTCAGTTCCATGTGGTTTCGGTAAAACTATAATGAGCCTATATATCGCCTGTCAATTGAAAAAAAGAACTATGTTTATTAGTCACAAAGACTTCCTTAATCAGCAATTTATTGATACAGTCAAAACATTCTCTCCAAATTCCAGCATTGGTATTATAAAACAAAATAAGGTAGATGTTGAAAATAAGGATTTTATTATCGCATCTTTACAATCATTATCAATGAGAGATTATGATATTAATATTTTCAATGATATTGGTTTTATAATTATTGACGAAGTTCACCATACAGGAGCACAAGTATTTTGTCGCGCTTTTAAAAAACTAAATATGCCTATTATTTTGGGTCTATCTGCTACTCTAAATCGCAAAGATGGTATGCGCAAAGTTTTTGAATATTATATTGGTAATTCTGTTTACACGATGAAAAACAAAGAATTTACAGAAGTAGAAGTGCAAATTCATAAGTATTATGAGCCAAATGTTGAATATTCAGCTGTAAAACAAATGTGGAATGGAAAGGAGAATACAGCTGCTATGATTAATAACATTTGCAAATTCAAACCTAGGACAGAATATATTATCAATGTTTTAGAAAGTCTAATTAAAAAAGCACCCAATAGAAGAATATTAATTTTAAGCGAACGTAGAAATTTATTAAGTGATATAGAAACATATATTGTTGATAGAAATATTTTGAATAAGGATTACGGATATTATGTTGGTGGTATGAAACAAGCTGATCTAAATATATCCTCTGAAAAACAAATTATTTTAGCGACATATCAATTGGCTTCTGAAGGATTCAATGTCCCGACATTAAATACAGTAATATTTGCTTCTCCTATATCTGATATACAACAATCTATCGGTCGTATTCTTAGAGAACGCCCCGAAGACAGAAAATATATTCCACTGTGTATCGATATTTTAGACGAATTCTCCGTATTTAAACGCAAAGGTTATGCTCGCACTAAATTTTACAATACTAATAAGTATAATATTTCCTATTATCAAGATAACGAATTAATACAATTTCATAATTATGTTGAAGAAGAAACAAAAGGGAAGGTTAAGTTTATCGAAGATGACGATTAAAATATTATTTTAATATAGTAATATGAAAGATAACGAAATCTATTATATAGAAATCATATGTATTATATTTTTAATAATATTTGTATTTCTATTATTTTTTAATATGTCAAAAAATGATCCACCCAAAGAAGAACCAGTAAAATATAAAGAGCTTCCACCTGAACCTTCTAAAAAACAAGATATGGGAGATATTAAAGTAAGATGTCCTCCCAAATTAATTAATTTATATGATCAAGATATTCCCGCGATGCCAAATATAAATGATCTTGATGTTATAAACAAAAACACGTTTAATATGTATAGTTCTAATAAAGAAATTGATAATACCAATTTTAATAAAGAAATAATAACACAGGATACAATTAAAACAGCAGAGCAACGTGTGTTTTCTCCTGATTTAGAAAAGATATATACAGCAGATTTAGCAGAGAATAATAATCCAAATCTTGATTATAACCAAATTTATAATTATTCTTTAAAACCCAACAAAGGTGATTTACCATTAGCAAACGTTCCTTTATGTGTATTAAAAGATAACCACAAGTCTTTCAAATTGTCTGACAGAATGGTTGTGGCATAAAAAAGAGTACATAATCTTATTTTTCTAATGATTTTATAAACTTTTTATAATTTATACTTTTTTATTAATTATGTACTCTTTTTCTTATTAGATATACTACTAACATATTTTATTGTAGATTTAAAGTTTTCCAGGAAAGTAGGGTAATATGCATATCTTATTTTATGTTTTTTACAGACATTCATAACAGTCTCTTGAATATATGGATACCATGCACTTGACATTCTTGGAAATAAATGATGTTCTATTTGATAATTAAGCCCACCACATAAATAACCTATATATTTTCCACCATAAGTACATGACGTTTCTACTTGTGATTTATACCAATCTATTTTACTTGGAAATCTTTCTACATTTTCAAAATTATGCGATAATGAAAATGGTATAGCTAACATAAGGGATGATACGAACGATGAATATATTATGTATATCATAGCAGTTGTTGTATCATAATGATAAAATTGTGAAAAGCATTTTAAATATAAATATACCAATCTTAGTATTATAGATATGCCTATCTTACTTTGAATATAACTATTTTTAAAATTAATCTCAGAGTATTCATTAACAGAAAATTGTAAACCCGAAAATATTTCGCTGGAAAATATTGATGATAACCAATATAATGAAAATAATGGAATCATATATATATATTGATATTTTGTGATATAATTACGATTAGGAGATTCCGCATTATAATTATGAAATATTAAGAATGGTTCCATGCTTTTAGCATCGGGGTCTCTAATATTATCATTTGTAAATGCGTGATGGGTCCAATGTTGTTGTAGCCAAAGATATTTATTACCACCTATTAAATCAGCGCCATAACCCAATATATCATTCCAAAAAGGTTTTCTAGATATAGCCCCATGATTTGCATCATGTTGTACATTTAATCCAATTAATGCCTCTGCAATACCAAGTAATGTACATAATTTAAAATTAGCTCCATATATCACATAGTAATACATTAATATAACATAATTCGAACAATATAATAGGACCCTATATTTGAATCCCGGAGTCGCATACATTTTGTGAGGTAATACAATCTTTTTAACCTCTTCTTTTAATTCCTTTTCAAACTCTGAATCAAATGTATAATCCTTATTATAATTAAGTAATTTACCAACAACCGGCATTACCTTTCTCGTGTCTTCGCCGTGGAATGCATGTATCATTCTATATTGTACAGATACATCATTGCCACCAAATAATCTAATCTGATTACCACCGGGATGCTCCCAATCGTCTAATGAATATACTACACCGTCAATAGCAATTGTATTATCTGGTAATTCACTCTCATATTTATAAATATTATATATCATTTATATTATTTATATTATTTAAAGAATATTTAATATTACATGTTAATGTTTAAATATTTAATTTTATTAATACTACTATCGTTGGTAAATGCATTTGCCCATCTCAATAGTATATCTATTGTTAAAAAACCTT